TGCTGCTGATCCAGCTTCCATTGCCGTGTCTACGCCTAAATCCGCAGCGGCGGCAGCGCGTTTGAAAGTAGGCGAACCACCAACCACACTTTCTAGTTTTTTAAGCACGCCTTCTTTTTGCACTTCGGTAGCAAATTGACGGAAATCATTGCCAAACACTTCGCGCAATCTATCGCCAGTTTTGGGTTCTTTCCACATTTTTAGCAATGATGTTTGACCGGCTTCCGTACCAACTTTGTCTCGGATTGCTTGCAATACACCAATCCTAAAACCAGTGATTTCGCTTGGTGTCATGCTCGACATAATGCTTGGCAACTCTAAGATATCTTCTTTGAAAATATCCCGACCTTTTTTTAATGCGTCTTGAACTTCTGCGGGGCCTGCATACGCAGCGCGTGCTTGAGCGTAAATTGAACCGTTAGCGTCTTTTGGTGATAAAACATCTAATTTTTTAATAAAATCAACGCGCAAATTATCATAAGCCCCGCCTAGTTTTTTTTCTCCAGCGAGTTTGTAACTTTCAGCAATATCAAATAATGCTTGTTTAATGTTATCAACTGCGTTAAATGGCACTTTGTCACCAACGCCTAGCTTTGATAAATCAATACCCGTTTCACGACGCACTTTAGCAAGATGTTCAGCGCCGTAATGTGCCTTTTCAGCCGCTTGCAAAATTGAATGTAATTCTTGATCGATTGGGAATGTAACGTTTTTAAGTTTTTCATAAAGCGGGTCTGATGCTTGTTTCTGCATCTCAATTAACGCTTTTTCTGTTGCTTTAACGCCAAGCCCCATTGTGGCAAGCGCCTCATCTGCTGCGCTAACTAAACGCCCCGGTCGAGTAGCTTGACGTTCAGTAACCAAGCGAGAAAACATTTCGGGTGCTTTACCCGGCAATTGCGCCAACACATCTGCCAATGCGCGAGTGCTAGAACCGCCAATGTCGGCAATCGTAGCTGTTGGGCCAAGCGTTTCCAACCGAGCCACTCCGCGACCTGCTGGCGTGCTTAACGCACCTGATCGCTCAAATACTGAGCCTGATGGCACATCACGTTCTAACGCTTGCGCTAGTTTTTGACGCGCAAAATCCATTGCTGCGCTTGGACTAACGCGTTGCGATACAGCACCGACCATATTTTTAACGCCACTGCCAATCCCTGATCCGATGCCGCCAAAAGTGCCGCCCATCGCGCCACCGATGGCGGTATCAGCAAGTGCGCCTGATACATCGGTTGCTTCAGAACCGCCCAAACCACCGGCTAAACCAGTTTTTAATCCTGACAATGCGGCTGTACCTGCTGCGCGGATTGGGCCAATCATTTTCGCGCCAGTGCGAAGCGTGCTAATGCCGCCAAGCCCCGGCACCGCAAGCAACGGCAAACTGCCTGCTGCTTCGGTTAATGGCGCGCCAATTGGGTAATCTTTTTCTAACTGCTTGGTTGCACCGCGATATACATCGCGCCCTTGCAGGTATGCGCCAACCACGTCTTGATCTGCTGGGTTTGGCATAGCTTGACCGGACATCGCCATCGCGGGTGCTGCTGCTTTGCCGTAGGCGTTCATCAAGCCCGCCAATTCATCAGCAAAGCCTAACGTCAATCCTTTGCCTAAAGTGGCAGCAATTTGCCCTTCTCGCGGCGTTTGCCGACCTAATTGCGTAGATGCTGATTCTGTAGGTGAACTAGAAGATGGCGCGCTAATTTGCGCTTGAATCATTTGTTGCGCTTGTTCGGGCGAAGTCCCTTCGGGAACTTCAAACCGCGCAATCCTGCCATCGGGCATTTCAAATCTAGCGATTGGCATTATTCAAATCCCAAAAATTTAAGGCCACTGGTGCTAGTTGGTGTTGCGCTACCACTAGTTTTAGCTTCAGAAATCGTAGGCAATTGCAAAGCAGGTTGCTTATAAACTGTGGACAAAGTTTGATTTTGTCTTGCAAGAATCCCACGCATTGATTCTAGTTGTTTAATCATAGCTGGAGTTGAAATTGTCGCTGATGACAAATCCAACGGATTAGTAATAATTTGTTCAAGAATTGCTTTATCAGGGCCGTTCAATACACCTAAACGATAAATTTCTTTAAGTTGCAGCAAAGAGTTTTGATAAGCATTTCCAACACGCGCACGTTGATCCGGTCTTAATGCTTGAATATTTGAAAATCCTTGCAATTCTTTTTGATATTGATTGATGGCATCAGTTGCGTTAATTAAAGCCTCTGCTTTTGTTGAATACGCTTCCGGTGCTGGTTTAGCAGGTGCAGACAATTGTTTTGGTGGTGTAGTGCCACCCGCTGCACCTTGCACCATAACTGGTTGAGCAACGGCAGTGCGTGGATTAACTGCTGCATATCCATCTCCGCTTTGCACAATATTGAATGCTGGATTGTCAACTTGGAATTTACGCAATTTGTACTCGTCCAAACTAATGTTAAGACGTTTTGCTTCTTGACGCTCTTGTAGTTGTTGTGCAGCAGATAAATTGTTAAATGCTCTATCTGCAAGTTCTCTTTCTTGTTTCAATCGTGCTGCTGTATCCGTAGAAATGGCGGGTTGTGCATTGCCTGTTTCAATGACTTTCCTATTTCCCGCTTTGTCATAAGCAACGGTAACAATGCTTCCATCGGGTAACTGTTCACGGATTGGCTGACCAAAATCAGATTTTTCAGGAACCCTAAACAATTCTGCTCCTGTTGCTGGATTAAAGAAAACATCTCCAGCACTACCTTTTATTGGCGCTTTTGGTGCCAATTGCGAAAGGTACTGTTGCACAGCCATGTTTTCAATATCGGGCGTTTTGAATACGCCAGTGCTTAATACGGATGGATCAAGCACACCTGCTGGTTTAGCATTAACAGCAGGCAATCCAACCACTTCGCCGCCACCTGCTGTGCCGCTACTAGGATATTCGGTTGGTAGAGCAGCACGCCCTTCTTTAGCTGCAAGTGCTTCAACAAGCGTTTGAAGATCAGATGAACGATCCGCACGATAACGCTCGCCTAACGCTTGTTCTTCTTTACGCGCATCGCTTTGCATTTTTGCAGCAGCAAATCCTTGCAATGCTTTTGCCAGTCCTGTAAGTGGCGATGTGCGTGCTTCAATGCCTTTGTAGCTAAAGCGTTCAGGTGCTTGCATAGATTGCTGTTGTAGCAACTGTGCAAGTTGCTGCTGCTGTTGAATCTTTGCTAAATCCGCTTGATACGGATTTGGTGCTGTAAAACTAATTGTTTGATTTTGCATTTAAGCACCCATTGGGCGGTTAAAATCCACAGGGCTGTAAGATTTTGGCCCAGTAAAAAGATTTTTCATAAGATCGTTGGCGTACAAACCAGCCATTCCACCTGTCATGGCAGGCATGCCGCCCATCATTTGACGATAGCGTTGTATTCCTGACATATTTTGAGGCATGCCACCTTGTGCGTTTTGTTGCTGCTGTAACGCTTGCGCCAAACGCATATTGTCACTGTTTAACGATGGGTTTGTGAATGAAACCATTTGATTAGTGAATGGCATGATTAAACCAATCCGAAGTATTTAGCACCTATCATTCCGCCGGTGCCTGCTAAATTGTAAAGTCCCGCATTACCTGCATTGTAATTTGCAGATTGAATACCGTATTGATCCATTGCCGCTTGGTTTTGAGCCAGCGCACCTTGCATAATTGGTGGTGGCGCAATTTGCGCTGGTTGATAGCCTTGAAACGATGGCATCATAATTTGCGAGCCTGACATCAAACCAGTGATCTCATTTAACGGTTGTTGACGCAAATATGCTTCGGTTTGCAATTGTTGCTGTTTAGCTGCATTTTCTGCTGCTACTCTTGCTGCTTCTTCATTAAATCCTTGTGCGCGAATACCTGTTCCTAAATTGATGCCTTGCAATGCGGCTTGCGTCAGCAAATCGTTTTGTGCTTTTGCTTCATCCAATTTGGCATTGCGGTATGCTTCGCCGCCAACAGTCAAGCCTTGATTGGCTAATGTTTGTTCAAGTTGATTAGAACGACGCGTTAAAGTAGGCTCTAAACGCGACATGATTGCTTCTTGCGCAGTTGTATCTGCATTGACAGGCAACGGCGGCAAATTGGATGTATCAAATTTTGTTTGCAATGCACCGACTGTTGGTTTAAATCCTTGCCCCAATACATCTTGTGCGGTGTTAACACCTTTTTCACCCAAAATAGCTAACGCTTTTTGAACGCGTTGCTGTGCTTCAAATGTTTTTTGCGCTTCGGGTGTTAAACTTTGCGTAATCGTGGGTTGATTGTTAGCGCCAAACGTAACTGTTTGAGAACCAGTTGGGCCATATATGTTTGGGTTATTGATGTAACCCTGCGTAATAGCAGTTTCTTTGTTTGCTTCGCCTTGAACTTTTGCTTGTCCAATTAAATCTGGTGTTGGTGGCGCTGCTGGTGCGCTTTTACCCATGATGTCGTGCTCCTATTTTGCTTCTGTATTTGTCAGTTAAAAATCGGCACTCATCATGTGCCATCGTATAGAAAACAATGTCACCTTCAGGTCGACCATCTTTAATTCTGCCTTCTTCGGTGAAACCCATCTTTTTCACTAGGCGCGTACTTTCTTCATTGTCGCTGCCAACAGGCACAATAATTTTATCAACTTGCGCGGTGTTATAGGGATAATCAAAGATAACGGCAAGAAAACGCGGTGTCATGCGCCCTTCAACGGCAATATGACACCAAATTGATTTCTTGTTCCAGTTTTCGTAGATTACGCCTGCCACAATCTCGCCGTCCTTTTTTAATCCAATTGCCTGCGAACGATTAGCGTCGTAGCCGCCTTGCACACGCTTGGCAACCCATTCGCCAATGTCCGTGCCGTACACTATATGCCAGCCCATCCGGTCTGATACACAATGTCAGTTGATGCCCATTCCACTTGGATGCCACTGCTGCTAGTCTTTAACTGTGTTGCACCGCAATAGCCAATACCTGTAATTCCCTGCCAGTTGTTTGTAATGGTCAAGCCCGAACCCCAAACGCCGGTATCCCACAACGCAGAATCCCACAATGCGTAGGGATTGGGCGCAAACGACAACGCAGCGGTTGTGTCGGCAATTTGGAAATCGACGTTCATGCCGACAAACGTGGATGGCACACCGTCGGTAAATAGCGATGGGCGTGCGCGTGTAAAGTATTTCTTTACGCCGCGAGAACCGTAGTAATTGAACGCTTGCAGCGCGTTGGCGTTGATGTTGCTGGTGTTATCAATGTAATTATCATCCCACGCCAACCCAACAAAACCATTGCCGCCAAAATAGGGTTCGTCGTTGTAGATTGTCCAACAGTTAGCGTTCCAGCCTGTAAAGTTGCACCATGCCTTTGTGATGGTGTTCATCACAAATTGCTGCTGCTGACCGACCGCGATAGGGACGTTGATAAATAACGCGTTGCGCTTGGCGTAATAAAGAATCTGCCAGCCGAAGTTGTTTTGGTAAGTGCTTGTGACTTCTGTAATCGCGCCTTGAATCTTGTCTGATAGCGCCACGCGCGGATCAAGGCGAGAGGATTGGAGTGCCTGTGCAAGTGGCAGTAAACCATCAAGCGACAGAATGAGGATGTCACCGCCCCATTTAAGGATGCAGCGGTGTCCAACTGGCGCGCCTAGCTGCCACACGCCAATCAGCGCCCACGTTGAGGCGCTAGATGGGTCAGTGCCGCGATAAACAATAATCTCGCCGTTGGACGTGACAAACACTAGGTTATCGTCCACACCGTAGCCAGCGTCAATTGTCCACGCGCCAAACGACGTAATGCTGCCGCCTAGCTTGGCAATCGATGTTAGATCAAACGCTTCTGCTGCGCCGCCAATGCTATTGACAGGCAAATACCACGCTTTGAGCGAATTGTGCTGCACAAACCACAAACGGTTCTTAAACAGCGTTACATTGTCAAAATCAGCGGAACTAACACCTGTAATGCTTGGGTTCGACCAAGTTGTGCCGTTATAAAGTAGCGCCTGATCCACACCGTTTACGGCAACCAAATAACTGCCGCCTGCGGTTGTGATGTTTACATATTCCCATTTGGAATTAGTCAATCCAGTGACAACAGCCGCACCAACCGCACCGCCTGCCGTGACGTTGTAAATTGAACCGTTGGCGATAGCGAATAACTTGTTGGATGAGCCGCTAGAATAGGTCATCAGCGTTTCGACTTGCCCCGAAATGCCGGTGGCAAAGCGACTATAACCGCCGCGTAAATTGACGCTAGAAACGCTTGGAAACCAGTTCTCAAGCGTTACCGCATCGGTCGCTTCCATGTTGGCAAGCGAATCTCGCGCGTTCCAGCCACCAACAGGTGCGGGCAGCGAAGCGACGTTCGCCGCCATGCCTTGCACCAATGCGCGCTGGGCGCTAGTTCGACGCGCCATAACCACTATCCGGTATGTTGTCGTAACCGATCAGCACGGTGCCCGGACGCGGCGCAAACGACAAGTTAGCAGAGGACATATCCAGCGATTTTGCGGCTTCCAATTCCATGATGTAGTTGCGATACATTGCGGTGGTGTCAAAGCCCTTTGCCTCAAAGTATTTGAGTTTTGTGCCATTGACCATCAAGCGGTCGGGATAAATGCAAGTGTCGGTGTCGGCAGTAAAACTATTTTTAGCTGTGCCTGTGGAACTTGCAGCCCACGCCTTGCTGCGGTATTCAAAGCCAAGATATTCGGGGGTGCTGTTGCCGGGCCAAATTTGGAAATACGCCCCCAACAAGCGCCAACGAATACGCGGGCCAGTTGAGATATACCCCGATAACAGCCATTCCCATTGCTGTGCATCTTCGGGGCCAAGCATTTCCCAATGCTTTGACTTATCCCACATGGTGCGCGGCACCAAGCTCTCATAGTCGCTTGGCAATGAATATTTCATCTTTTGGAAGTAAACAGTGGCGTTGCTGCCACCCGCAGATGCAAAGTCCTGCGATAACGTGACTTGCGTTCCCGAATCAACCGACACGATAAACGTGTTTTGGTTGATACCTGTGCCGACCGCTTGATAAGTGGTATCTAATCCAGCGGTGCTTGGGATGCCGGTAATGGTACGCGCTGCGGTTGTCCAGTTGCCGGTAGTGGTTAAATATTCGGTATAAAAAGCGTGTTGCTTGGTAAGTTCTCTCCACTGACTACGACGCAAGAGTTCGTAACCTAAAGCATTCATCAAAGCCAAAATCTGTATTACGTCTTGGTTTGTGTTGCCTGCTACGGTTGAAGGCGTTGAAACCCCCAACTCATTCGTAACTTGCTGGACTAGCTCCAGCATCGTAGTTGTGGACATTTTCTAACTTGCCTCGACTAAATCTGCGGTTTTTTTCGGACGTCCGGGCGCACGCTTTTGCGGTTCTTGGCCTTCAAGCAACATAGCCATTTTAGCTTCCAAATCGGCTAACTTTTGCTTGGTTTCTTCAAGTTCTGATGCGCTATCCGAACGGTTTTTGTTGTTCAAGTAAACGCGGGCGCGCTCGCGCAGTCCTGCTCCACCCATGCCAATACGCTGCATTTGGCTGTCGGATGCGAGTGCTACTTGTTCAACGGTTTGAAACTTGAGAATCTGCAATTCTTCCAATTGATTGTAAGTAAGATCGGCAGGTGCATTTTCGTGCCACGAACGTAGTGGCGTGCCAATCATGGCGCTTTTGCCTTCTTCGTGCTTCATTTGAAAATACAGCCATTGACGCGGAAAACGCTCTTTGTGATCCTCACGCACGCGTTGTTCAACAATGCTGGTTTTATCGCCGGGGATCATAATCCGAACAAACGGTTCGCCTTTGTAAGGTTCATCCTTGAAATGATAAAACTCAACGTGTAATTGTGAATCTGCGTTCTGAATATCACTGTCCATTGCTTTTTCTCCTGTGGGGATACTTAAATGTTGTTCACTTGCGTTACGGTCAAAATGACCGATGGAATTGCTGGTACTGGTGAAGATGCTGATGCAGCCAAAATTTGGCAACGTGTGTCATCGGTTGACCACATCAATTGAAAATACTGCCCTGCCGTAAGACTTGTTACAAAATTCCATGCTGCAATTGTTTCTGCTGATGAGCCTTGTATTGCTATTTTACTTGCCGAATTTGCTACATCTGAACCATTCACTCTCAACCAAATATAAATATTTCCTACTGCTCCTGCTGTTTTGTGCAACTGTGCAGAAAATTGGATATTGTAAATGCCCAAATTATCAACAAGAATGCGCGACGTTGGACTACTGCGTGAAACACCATTTGATGAATCCGTTGTATTAAACGTCATCGCATAAGCGGTATTTGTTGCTGCCGCTGTTTGCGTTGTTGTGTCGTAAAACGAACCGTAATGCAAAATCGGCACTGAACCGTTGTATCCCTGCACGCACTCCCAAACAGTTTTTGTTACGGCATCAAAAATGCCGGTGCAACTGATTGGGATGCTGACAGAACTAGCTCCAGCTATTGTTGAAGTTGATTCGTAGGGATACACCGTAAGCGCGCTCGCGCCGCTATTGGTGATCCAAATCGTTTCTCCTTCTTCAGTTGGCGGTAACTTAACGCCTGTGCCTGATGAAACCGTGCCGACGTTGTTGTAAACTTTGACTAACTGTAATGCGTTCGTGCGTGTTGTTCCCGATGCGGTTAAAGCGGTCGAACCGTCTCCGCAAATGGAGACGGTTGCTAACTGAGATGAACCCGAACCTAGAACCCGCGAAGGGATCGGCATATTAGGCAGTCGTTACCGATACCCAAGTCGTTGCGCTAGTGGCGAAAAACAAAACGCCTTTGCCGTTGGTGATGTTAACGCTTGAAGCGGCGGCGTTGATTGTCGAGCCTGTTGGTGGGTAGGCAACGATTGTTTGGCCCGAACCATTAAACACGCCAACCATCGCGCCAACTTCGGTCGGTGGCAATTTCACGCCAGTCGAAGCAGACGATGTGGTGATGGCGTTGAACACCGCCGACAATTGCAGCGCGTCGGTCGCGGTCGAGCCAGTGGCTACCAAACCGGTTGCGCCATCGCCGCAAATGGATAAAGCCGAAAGAGGGGAGTTGCCTGCGCCTAAAACGCGTGAGGGGATTGCCATTTAATGCTCCTTTTAAGTAAGTTGAAAGCCACGATGTGCTTTTTTCTGCTCTCTGTGCCAGTGGTAAGCCATCGGAGCATTTTGGTAGTGCCGAAAACCCGGTATTCCTTGCGTCCAGTGCAAAATCTTTGCTTCTTCATTTGCGCCGTACTCATCGCACAGCCAATTCCATTCGGCAGGCAACTCGCCGACTTCCTCGTCGTTTAGCCAATAAAACTGGTGTGACACGACAGAGTTGACAAGTTCTATTTTATTTGATTTGTGTCCACAATTCCACAACATTACGCTAGACCAGTTTTTGCGTGGGTAGTCGAGGTTGGGCGATTCCATGTCGGTGCCGATATACTTAACCGTGCCATTCGTTTTGTAGTCATTTTTGACCACTTGAACGGCAAATTTTTCATCGCGCATCGCCCACAGTTTGGCTATGTCATCCAAGCAAACCATGTCCGAACCATCGGCAAAGATCGCCCAACCGTCGTAATTACAGATTTTGGGAATAGCAAAACGGCTATAAGTAAAGGCGTTAGAGCCGGTGGATTGCGGCCCATGCAGTGGCAGGATGGCAATCGGCTCAGATGCGCGCGAGACAATTGAGTTCACAAACACGCCAAGCCCTGCGGCTTCGCGCTCATCCCAACCGCAGAAAAGCCGAATCATTTATACCCCACAACGCGCATATCTCGATTGGGAACGTGGAACAGCGCGTCGGTTACTTCCACATCCCTAAAACCTGCCGTTTTTAATAAATCAGAAATTTCATCTTTTGAATAACACCACTTGTGCTGCATTGCGGCAGGCTCAGACATACCAAATAGGGCGCGTCCAATCATTCCTTCGCTGCGATGCCCAAGATTCCACAAACCAATAATTTTATCCAAACAAGGCATCTCAAGCGTTAGTTTGCCGTTATCGCGTAAGACGCGATGCCATTCGCGCAACGTGTTTTCCACGTCACCGCGCTCAAGGTGTTCAAACAAATGAATGGCGGCAATCTCATCGACCGAATTATTGTCCATTTCTAAGCGGCGCACGTCTGACAAGATGTCAGGTTCGCCAGCGATGTCCACGCTAGTCCAAGTAGGCCAGTGGCGATCACCAGCACCTAGATGGAGTCGAATACGCTCGCCCATGCCGCGCCGATCCTTTCGGGTGAATACTTGGATGCAATGTAATCTTGCGCTCGAATCGTCAATTCATTGAGTTCGTGGCTAAATGCTTGCGTGTATTGCATACCGCCTTTGAGCGAACCCAAATAAACGTAGTCGCGAAAATCCCTGTAATTTAGGCTATTTTCTGCGACAACAAAGCATCCAGCCATTACCGCGCTAATCAAGCGATTTGCGCTTTTGTAAGTGTTTGGATCAGAAACAGGCAAAATAACCACGTTAGCAAGCGCAAATTCGGTTTTTAGCGCATCTTCTGACCACGGTATATAGGTGGGTAGCACGTTGTTATTTCCGGTGCATAGGCGCAGTTTTACGCCCTTTAGCATGGGTAAATACTTGTAGATTTCCTTAATGTTGGATTCATGCCCAAACCACAGGAAATTATTGCCATTGGCGTGCACTGGCGCTTCGTGCTCCCAAGTGTCGGGCACAACCTGCGCGTCAATTTTGGTGTGCGTATAAATGCGGCGCGCCATTTCTTCGGTCGCGCAGGTCACACGATCCGCTAATTTGGCGCATTTTGTGTAGATTTCGCCCCAAATGGGCTTGTCAAAATGATCGTCGCACAAATCCACAACGGATTTTGCGCCCGAATTGCGTACTTTTTGAATGATTTCCACGTCATCGGCGTGCGGTTTGGAGAAAACCACACTATCCGCGTCACCTTCGTTAATAAACGACCGATAACCGTGTTTTTTGATCTCAGATGCAGGAATCGCCACGCGCAGGCGATAGGATGCCATGCGTGGCCCGCCTCTGTGGATGAAACTTACGCCGCGAGTTTCCATTCGCGCCTAACTTTCATAATTTCAGCAATTAAACCATCGCCTCTGACATCCAATGTGATGTCAGGCATGACAGTATAAACCAACTGAAACTCATTAGCCTGTTGCGCCATTGCCATATTGCATAAAAATGTGCGTTTGTGTGGCGGCTCGCCCACCATCACTTCAACCGTGCGGCCTGCCTTTTCACCCGAAAAGCGTTTTGTGCCATCTTCTTTGATGCACGAATCGTAGCCATACAGAATGAACTTACGGAATCCCAACAAATAGCCTAGATTGATTGCGCGCAACCCACTGGTTGTGCCGCCACCAACTGCTAGGCGTGTGCCAATTTCCTTCATTTCATCGTCGCTCGACCAGCTATTCCACAGCAGTATCTTTTTATCTGCCAAGTGGTCAAACATGACTGGATCGCAGCGTGAGGCCAATAAATAAGTGGTGTGATCGTTTTTGCGCTGCACACCGTTGCGCTTGTCTCGCGGATCAAGATCAACCCACAAGTCGGGTTCTAGTCCGTTTTCGCACAACCAATCGTGCGTGCCCTTGATAGAGCAAATTGGTTTACCTGATTCTTTGTGCGCTTTGATTTCGTCAAAATATTCTGTCACTGAAGGCCCACTCCCCACCAGCACGATAGTTCCATCGTGCGGGCAGGGGGCAGGGGTAAACTCCGGTAAACCACGATCCAACGCCGCGCGGATATTTTGAGCGAGTTCCGCAGGCTCGCCTGCGGCTTGAACCGAGATTTCCAGTTTTTGCATCTTAAGTGCCAGCAATACCCGAAGCGATGTGCGGGTAGCCTGCGATACAGGTTACAGCAGTCGCGTTGGAGATTGATGTCGTGGCTACCAAGCCGAACACGGCACCGCCTGACACCACAGCGTCATCAAGCACGCCCGATGTTGCAGTGGTGTAAAGAGGCACGTTAGGGGCAGCATTAGCAGCAAGGTTAACCAAAACCTTACCACCCATTTGCACCCAACCGTAATAGCCCGAAGCGATGGACGTTTGCGCGAAGCCGATACGCTTGCAAGTTGCTGCGAGCGTGGTGGTCATCATCTGCGCCTTTTGCGTGTCATAAATTGCGACAGCAGCATAGGTGCTGATTTCCGACAGGGCTTGCACATAAATGGCTTGACCACCATCCGACAAATTGACAACAGTACCCGTAGTGAACTGCGAGGTGCTGTCAACGTTGGTGAGGGTTACGCCAGCGGTGTTGCTAACTGAAAAAGTAGGCATTTTCTATGATCTCCTATTAAGCAATCAGCACGCCGCAGAACTGCGGGCCGCTGCTTGTGAGGTTACCGGCCCAACCAATTAGCTTCACGATAGCGTCTTGGTTGACCGCTTGGCGTTCGCCACCGATTGGCACGAAATTACGATCCGCATGGGGACGGAACATCATGTATTTCGTGTTGAGGAACCACATGTGGTTAGCAGTAGCGGCTGAACCGATACCACCGTCGAGCACAACGTCGGATGCCATACCAGCGCCGAAATACTTCAGCGAGGCAAAGCCCGCGCCAGCCATTGACGAACCACTGTCGGTAATACGCTGAATCGACTGCAACGATTGCAGGTACAAGCGATAGTAGTTGTTGTCGGCAACGATCAGGTCAGGTTTGTCCGTACCGCGAATCAGTTGCACAGCGACCGAATCCATGTACTGCTGGATGTTGGACGCAGTGACAGCCGCACCGCCGTTGGTCACGCCCGAATACGACACGGAACGCCAAAACGTCCACGCGGAGCGATCAATACCACCGTATGTGCCCGAAGTAGGCGTATCAGGCACAGCAGCGCCCAAACCGGTGATGTTTTTACCAGCGTTGCCGGTTCCATCCAAATAGATGTCCGAACCGATACGGTTAGCCAATTGCGCTTCGGCAACGTTCATACGACCGTCAAGCAGGTCGATAATCGCCTCTTTGCCGCTGTTCTGAATCATTTCCAAACCGCTGATCGACACTGCCGACGCGTATTGGGTGATCGAGAACTGGGCAGCCGAAATTGGGCTGTTTTGCGACACGTTCAACACTTCGTAACCGGAATAGCTGTTGGTGTTGTTCGTTGTGCTGTCGTTATACATAATCTCTTGCAAGATTACGTTACCGCCTGAAAACGGCTTGACGTTGCCGCGCTCTTTCAAACGACGCAGTAAAGCGTTGTTGTTTGTTACGTTATCAGCTAGCTCACCGCTACGCGATTGGATGTTAGTCGCGATGATGTCGCTGATTGAACTATTGGCGAATGCCATTTTTCAATCTCCTAGTTAGTAAATCAAAGTCGGCTTGTTATGCCATCAAACTGCTCGGCTAACAACGTCCGTCGGTCTTGTGCTTTAGTGGCGGGGGGCGCTCCGGGTGCGGAACTACGCACGCTCACTGCTGCTGCTCGCGCCGTTTTCGCTGCCTTATCAGCAACGGCTCTTTTTTGCGCGTCTAGCTTGGCTTGTGTGCTTGCTTGAACGCTTTCAAAAAGCTCCGGATCGAGACGAATTGCTTTTTCATACGCATCATCTAACGTCTGCGCGACACCACTCTGTAGGAGTTGGATCATCGTGGGACGTGCTGCTTCAAAATGCTCTGCCTTTTGTGAAAAATGGTTAATTTCCGTCAAAAGTTGAGCATTCTTTTCTTGCTCCTGCTGTTCCCGCCAACTCATCACTTCGCCACGAATTCTGTTCAATTCGTGCTGAAGCGCCGAAACATTTGGATCGGCAGGCATTTGTTGCTGCTGAATTTCTGTTACGCCCGACAAATCTACGCCATATTGCTGTGCAAGTCGAGCGAACAACGCGCGTTTTTGGTTGGGGTCGCTGTAGCGCAACGCATGGTCGGCTTCCATTAACGCCTTGACCGCCTGCGGCGCGTCAATACCCAAGCCTTGAATCGTCTGCATATATGGCTGCACGACTTCTTGAATCTGATCGGCAAATTTAGCCTTTTCTAGCAATGGCTGAACGCCAGCCTTCATTTGTTCTTCGCGCTGCCATGCGTATTCTTGCAGACGCGGATCGGCGCTTGACCACGCTTCGTGATAGTCCTTTTTCCACGACGCAGGTGGACGCTTCCACACTGGCGGTTCTTCCACTTCTTCAACCGCAGGTTCTTCGGCGGGCTGCGCGTTCTTTGATACAAACTTGCCTGATTCGTCGCGCACGCGCGCACTGGGCTTTGTCTCGGCTGCGGGCGTTTCTTCTACCGCCTCTGCCTTTGCAGGCGCAGGCGTGGGTTCTGCGGATGCTTCGTTTTCAATTAACTCAAACTGCTCGGTCAAAAGGTCGCGGCGTGTTTCAGAATCGGCTTGTGTGATCTCAGACATTTGTTGCTCCCTGTGGGGGTTTAACGGCGGGTAAAACGCGCATCATCGCGCAATTTGCTCAGAATTCTGTTTGCCTCTTTGTGCGTCATGTTGCCTACCTGTTGGCGCAAAATGTCGCGCCGCTGACTTTGCACAAGCGCTGGCGCACGGTTTTCCATCTTTTCGTTGCCGACTTCAATGCAACCATGCGCTTGCAGGTGCTCGCGGTGGCGGCTGCGGCTTGTAATCATTGAACCGTCAATCATTGATTGATACGGTTGGATGTCGTTCATCACATAATGCGCGGCTGATTCAGGCGTGTAATCGCCCTTTTCAATCGCCTCGCCATTGATATAAATCCAAGATCGTCTAGTCATAGCAGTAAAAGTACATCCTCATCATCGGCTTCAATGTGTTTATCCCATACCTGCTGTGCTGCGTGCAGTTGCGAGATGATTGCGTCATAGTCAAACGTGGTGCCTGTAAGGATTTCGGCTTTGCTAGTGATGCCGTGTTCGCGCAACGGCTCGACGATTTCCGGCACATCTTCTTTGCCCTCGACGATGCGTTCGTAAACGGCAATAAGCTCGCGGCGCTTCGCTTCGCGGTTTTCGGTTTCCCGCTTAAAGCGGTCGCGTAGCTTGTCACCATCGTGCGTGTCAAGATCGATAAGCGTGGGAACGTAATCCCACGTTGCCGAATCCCAAGTGCCTGTATCCCATCCACCATTCATTATTGGGCTTGTATTTCAACACCGATTGCTTTACCGTCAGGCCCACGAATAATCCGCTTCGGCGCTGACATCACCTGCATCATCGTTTCCATCTTCTGCGCGGTATCAGCCATGCCTCTGTGAAGCATTTCCACGCCTTCTAGCGCACTCTGCACGCCCGCACCAAGTTCCTGTGTCATGCGCTCGGCGCTTGCGGTAGCGGCCTCGACAAGCGGTATATCCACGCCCGGATTCGACGAAATCCGCGCCACCGTGACCTTTGTCGCGGCTTCGAGTTCCGTTTTCCAACGCTGGAATTCTTCTTCGCGTGCAAGTTTTTCCGCTGCCATCTGCGCCTCGAACTGTTGCTTTTGCGCTTCTAACCGCGCCTCTGCGTCCAATTCCATTTGTTTCATCGCAGCATCGGCCTGCATCTTTGCTTGTGCCAGTTGCGCTTCCATCTGCGCTTTTGCCTGTGCTGCTTGCACATCTGCCTGCACGCGCATCTGATCGGATTGCTGCTGCGCCTGTAGCTTCATCATTTCCGGATCGGGTTTGGGTTGCGGGTTCATCGCGGCTTGCTGTTGCTTTTCCTTCAACTGATCAAGCGCCGCGTCTAACGCGCCTTCAATCGGTTTGGATTGCTTAAACGCCGAAACGCCAAACTTCATCACTTCGATTAGCATCGGCGTGATTTCGGGCGATGCTTGTGCCACTGGCAGCGCCTCACGCAAGAACCCGCCAAACGCGGTAATGAACTCAACGCGATCCTGCTTTATTTGCGCTTCATCCAACTGCACCAAACTATCGGCAGCAACGTCAATGCGGAAGTTACGCAATGGACGGTCTTTAATTAGCTCAAGCGCCTGCGGGATCATTTGCTGATCTTGCGGCACCATCTGCGCCGCAGCGGCGTAAGACAAAATCGTTTGCGGCTGAAACTTGGTGCAAATGATTTGCGCCTTGAGACGTAGCAATTCGGTCGCAAATAGCGCCACATCTTCTTGCATGGCCTTCAAACGCAGCGAAGCAAACTGCCCTTTGATCTGTTGGGCGGTTGCGGTTTCAGAGGCAAATGACGCACCGCGCAAGATGTCCGATAGTCCTGTGATTTCGTAGATTTGGTTTTTGATGTCCGCGCGTGCTTGGTAGCACTGATTAAGCGTGGCAGCCAGCATGTCAATTGGCAGCAAATCAATCGCGCCCTTTAGGCCGCCCTTTTCACCAAACGCCATCCAGTTATCCACAGGAATCAACGCATTGTTTTCGCCTTCTGTCAACAATCGCTGCAATGCTGGCTGACTAGCATCGTAAACGCCGCGCACGCGCAATGCCTTGACCAAACC